ACCTAGCAAACGATTATCAAATGACATATCGTGATGCTGTAGATCATCTAGAAAACTCTATAAAATTTTTAGAAGGAACACACAAGAATCATTTCTTGTTAGGTGTAGCAAGACAATTATTAGATGATGCTAAAAAACGCAATCCAGATGATCAAGCAGATTTTGCTACTGTGAATTTTATTGCTGATTTTGGAAACCCAGAAATGATGGATAAACTTGCTGGCGATAATGATACACAAGGTAATGAAGAAAAAACAGAAGATACTTGTGACTGGGTTAGAGCAAATAGCACATATAGTATGAGAGATGTTCCAGAATCAGCTCCTTCTAAGTTTCGTGCCTTATGTGAAGAAGAAATAGCAAAATTCAAAAATGTTCAGGACTAAAGTAGAACAGATTTTGAAAGAATATGATGACTTCAAGCCTGGAGATTTGGTCAGGCTTGATCTTTGGTTTGGAAGGGTATTAGAGCATATTCAACCAGATATGTACAATGTTTCTATTTCTACACCAGACGGGATAAAAACACAAGAAGTATCCAAAGACCAAATGGAATTATCTTTTCCAGTTGAGTTCGCTACAAATTGGAATGGATGCGGAGGAAACTCAACAGATATATTGACAGATGAAGAGTGGAATGAAATAAAAGCTAATCATCCTCAAATATATGAAAATCAATTGAAAAATGTGGCCAACAATACAAATTATGGGGCTATGTTAAATGAGTGGATTTTTGAGTTCTTAATGAGTGAAAAAAATCCAAAAAGCGGCAAACCAGGAACAGTAATAAATGCCGTAAAAGATGCAGATTTTGGACCAATAATGAAATATGTAAATCCTGGTGAACAGCTGCACGATGCAATTATAAGACTATGGAAAGAAGCCTTATATGTAACAGAGGATAAAAAGAACGTATTTATGTCATACTAAAGGAAAAAACAATGGCATTTATAAAAAAACAAAAATTAGTAGAAGAAGTAAAAGAAGAACCAGTAGTAGAAACACTTACTGAATCTGTAGAAGATAATTTACAAAGTGCCTTATTAGAAGTTGTTTCTGATGAGTTGACATATGTTGCTAAACTAAATCGCATGATAGAATTGGCTGAACAAGCAGAAAAGAAAGATTTAGTTGATGCATTGAAAAAGTCTCGTGCAAAAATCAAAAGAGATATTGTAGAAGTTTATAGTAAAGGTAAAAAAATTCTTGGTTTAGATGATGAAGAAACAGAAGAACCAAAAGAAGAAGTAACAGAAGCCATTGATCAAACAAAAACATATAGTGGCAGAGATGTATATGAAATCATCACAAATTATACAATTGATTTTATTGATACAGATAGAGACACATATGAAGCTTTGGATTCTTTAGCAAGACAATTTAGTGATGATGAAGATTATACAGCAGAACAAATTGATGCTGAACTTGCTAGATACGAAATCGATGCTGCAACACTTGATTCAATAGAAAATGAAATAAGTGCATTGCCAGACGCAAAAAAATCAAGAATTGAAGAATTCAAATCTGATCTTGATGATGATATTTCTACATTAGAAATGATAGCAGACATTGATTATAAAAAACTTAATACATATGCAGCCATTGATCGTGTAAAAAACATTATCAATGAACTGAGAGAAGTTTCTTATGATGGTGCACCAAATACATGTTGGGGCCCACAAAATTTCAATAAAGATAAACGTCAACATTTTATAAGCTAAGGAAGTAAAACAATGGCATTTCGTGAATTAGTTGTTGAAGCAATCAAAAAGACTACAATTATAGCAAATAAGGTTGCAAATAATTTAAATCTTGCAGAATATAAGAATATAAATCGCATGAGCGAAATGAACTCAGATTATATTGCTGACTTGGCCGCTCTTCACGATATTAGATTTGATGATTTGAGCGATGACGATAAACAAGAAGTTATTGAAAAAATTTGGAACAAAATCAAATCAGGAGAAAAACCAGCAGAAGTTATGGATGAAACTCCAGATGAAAACAAACCATTATCACAAAGTGAATTAAAACAAAAAATTATAGACTATGTAAAAGCAAATGGTGCTGTTTTCTATCCCTTAGAAGATGCTGCTGAAAAACTAGCCCAAGAATTGGCAAACGCTACAGAACCATCTGATTCAATAAAGAATTTAGAAAAACTTGTACATTCATATGATGAAGAAAAAGAATGTCCATGCTGTGGTGAATCTCCTTGTAAATGTGGACCAGATTGCAAATGTAATTGCAAAAAAGAATCAATTACTGAAGCTGTTATGAATGACATTCCACATGAAATTGATGATCAAATCCACACCTTGAAAGATATGAGATTTGAATTGGAACAGACTAAAAAGAACTGGAACATCGCTGGTGTAGATACACAACCTATGGATAAAGTATTGAGTGATATTGATGGTTTAATTGCAAGTCTGTATCAAAATGGCGCAAAGATGGCTGATGATGAAATTTCAAAAGGCCAATCTGAAGAAAAAGAAACAGAACAAGAAGAATAAAAACTCTATTTAGAACAACAAAGAATCAAAAAACCTTGAGAGTTCTATAGATAAGAATTGTAAAACAAAATAAGGATTATAACAATGGCAATAGTTGGAAACTTCCCTGGCGTATACCCAACCATTACTGATTTATCTCAGGTGGTAAACGCAAATTCTGTAACTTCATGTGCTTATGTTGGTGAGGCGGAATTTGGCCCAATCAACACACCAACCCTTATAACCAATAAAAAAGGCTATGTGGATCGTTTTGGTGAAATCAAGTCTAAATATGGCTATATGGGATACTCATTAGCTGTTGCAGCAGATTCAATTGGTCAACATTATGTAGTTCGTGTTGTAAATGAAGAAACAGCACGTTATGGTCAAGCCGTTGTTCCACTAAAAGGAAAAACAGAAAGTCAACCAGAAGAAGGATTGACAATTGATGATGTAAAAACCGCAGATAAAGATTCCGGTGCTTTATTCAAAACTGTTGACGAAACCACTGGTGACATCACATACGATAAAGATTCTGCATTTATTGTTGCATCACAAAATCCAAACAACAAAGATATTCGTATTGAAATTGAAGATTCTACAATCAATACAAATAAAGTATATAAATCCTTAAAAACAACTATTGCAAACAACCAAGTAAAAGCAACAATCGCTGAAGAAGACGTAATTGCAGTTGGTGATACAATCATCGTTACATGCCCTCAATGGACAATGATTGATCCTTCCAATAATGATGAACTTCCTTATGAAAAAACATTTGAAGTTTCTGCAATTGAAAAAAGTTATTATTATTCAGCAACAGTAAACACAGAATCATCTTCTTCTAGTTATCAAGTTGGCGATGTTCTAGCTTTGACTGGTGCAACTCTTTCAACAGGTTCTGAATTGACTTGCCAAGTAACAGAAGTAGATGACAATGGTGCAGTTAAGAAAGTAAAAGTTCTAACAGGATCTGATTACAATAAACTAGTGCCATCATCAGCAGAAGAAGGTTTTGCAACAACATATGCTGATACAGAAAATCCTGGTGCCGGTACTGGTTGTAAAATATTTATCAACAACAAAGAAAAAGAAGATGTTGTTGTTTATGCTGACACAGAAACACATGATCCAGCAAACCCAGATTTCATACGTATTTTGAAATATCCTCCAAAGGAAGAAACAACATTCTCAATCAACGTTATCGAAGTCAAAAATAAAAAAGCTGAAGTTGTTGAAACATTCTCATATTTGACATTGTTTGAAGCAAAAGATCAATATGGTAATTCAACATTTGTCGAAGATGTAGTCAATGGTCGTTCAACATTTGTAAAAATTTATGCAAATCCAAATGTTGAAGATGCAAATCCAATTCCAACATTTGGCACTTATAAAGTTGATCATGCAACATCTGGTAACCATCCAGAAATGTCTGAATTAGTAAAAGCATGGGATTTATTCAAAGATCGTACACAAACAACAGTAACATTGTTGATGAACTGCGGTTATATCAATGAATCTGAAAACAGTTATCAAAATGCAATGTTAGCAGTTGCAGAAAAACGCCGTGATTGCTTCTGCTTATTTGATGTTCCTTCAACAGCAACAGAATCTGATGCAGTGTTAGATTGGAGAAAGAATGATATGGGATTCAACACATATCGTGGTGCAGTCTTCACTCCTTGGGTAAAATCATATGATGCTGAAAATGGTAAACGTAATTTCAACATGTGCCCATCAGCATATATTGCTAAAATTATGGGTGCAGCTGGTAAACCTTGGATTGCTGCAGCTGGTCCAAACCGTGGTTACTATACATCTTCAGTTGTTTCCCCAACAGGATTAACATCTTATTATGATGAAGATACTGGTGGTGTATTATATCAAAATCAACTAAACTGCGGAATCAAAGATATTGCAGGATATGCAAACTGGGGTCAAAAAACATTACAAATGAAACCATCTGCATTGGATCGTATCAATGTTGCTCGTACAGTTATCTATATCGAAACAACATTGCGTGATGCTGCTAGATATCACTTGTTTGAAAACAACACAGCATTTGAACGTATGCAGATTACATTACAATTCAATCAATTCTTGGATGAAGTTTTGAATGGTGGTGGTTTGACTCGTTATCAAGTTGTTTGCGATGATTCAAACAATACTCCATATATAATTCAAAATAATCAATTAGTAATTGATATTTATCTATGGCCAGTATATACAACAGAATTCATTGCTTTGAACACAATTGTAATGGGTGCAGATGCAGAAATCACAATTTCTTCAAACGCATAATAAAAAGACAGCTAAAGGAAAATAAACAATGAGTATTCATTCTTTAAAATCTATAAACAATTTGAATGACCCAATCAAACAGTTTTTGATTGACTTCAATATTTCATTGCCTGCAGGTGTGTTCAATTTTAGTGCTGAACAACTAGAACTTCGTGCACAATCATTTAGCTTTCCAACAGTTCAAATGGATAACACAGAAGTTTGGTGGGGTGGTCATCATCGTCAATTTGCTGGTAAACAAACTCGTCAAGGTGATTGGAATGTTACCTTTACAGAAGTTTGGTCTGGTGATGTTATTGATGGGTTCCGTAAATGGATGCAATTGGCACATAACTTCACAGCAGGTACAATCGCAACACACGAAGCATATATGACAAGTGCACAAGTAAATCTATTGAATCCAAACTTGTATACAGCAGGTTGTGAAGGTGCAAATGGCAAAGAAAAAGCACTAACACTAAAAATGCTATATCCTACACAAGTTCAAGTAGATGGTACAATCAATCCTTCTAGCTCTGATCCTGTAAATATGCAATGTACATTACATTATTCATATTTCTTGATGTCAGGCGAACAAGAATAAAACAGACCATAATTTTTCTTTCTGACATATTTTTCTCCTTATAGTTGTCTGTTCTCCCCGCTATCAAAATAAAATAAGTTAGCGGGGATTTTTATTTTTTTCATAAGTTCTATTAAGTGTTACAAATCTCCCCAAAAGAAGTTTATAAAATGGCACTAACACGAATAAGATCAATAAACAAATTATCAGATCCATTAAAACAATTTCAATGCAAGTTTCATATTTCAAAAGGTATTGGTACAGCTGCTTTGTCTTTGTTTGGTAATGATATGGTAAGAAAAGAAGATTTTGAGCTAAGAGCAACTTCTTGGACATATCCTGGTACAATAATAAACACGGTGGATACAGTAATTTTCAACCATTATAGAAAAAGACCCGCAATTCAAGATAAGTCAGGCACATGGAAAGTAAGTGTTGTTGAAGATATGCATGGTAATGTTTTGCAAAGTATTCAAGATTGGTGTGATAATATAATGAATCCATTGACCGGTATTATGCTTCCATCTGAACTTTATGTTGGTATGGCTTCTGTTGAAATTTGTGGTCCAGACATGCATTCAAATAAAACATTATATTTACGTGGTTTTTATCCAATCAAAATAAGTGAAATAAAAATAGACCCA